CTGTGTTAATAACATTGTTATTACCATCGTGATAGAATTGTAAATCATCAGATGCTCCTATAGCTACTACTTGATTATCATTTTGAAATTGTACTCTTGCAACTTCACTTGCATCTATTTTCATTGCAGTAACATTTGAGCCACCATCATTTACTCTAAGAATTATGTCTTTATCTTGTGCATTGTTTGCTATGTAAAATTCAGTTCCAGTATCTTTTTCTAAAAATGTTGCTGCAGAGCCATTAAGGTTTACTACTGTATTAGTTCCACTTCCCTCAGTTACTGTTAAAACACCATCTAAAGCTAATGTGCTTCCATCAAAACTAAGATTGGCTTCTGCGTTCATAGCATCTGTACCAGTAGCAGTAACTATTCTATTATTACTACCATTAGACATAAAGTCTGATACATCTACAGATAGACTGACATCTCCAGATGAGCCACCCCCATCTAAACCAGTACCAGCAGTTACTGCAGTTATATCTCCAGTAGCTCCTGATCCAGTTAAGTCTACAATAGTTCCATTGTCATTGATGTATAATTTGTTTGCACCTCTATCAAATGCAAGTTCTCTATCAACGATATTACTCGTAGTAGGTGTACCACTACCAGCTTTAATCTTAATAGTATTAGCCATAGTGTTCTCCCAGTTTAGTAAGTTCCACCATCAAAGGTAGTATCAACGAAACCTTGCTGTGCTTCAATAGCTTTATTAAACTCCCATTGAGTTCCTGTGTGGTCATAAAGTATCGTAGCGCTTGCTCCATCTACTCTAATTCCTGCTCCATCAGCAGCAGCTGAATCTGCAGCACCGCTTGCAATAACAATCTCTTTATCTTCAACTGTTAATGTAGCTGTGTTTAAAGTAGTAGTATCTCCTTGAACTACTAAATTTCCACCAACTGTAAAGTTACCAGTTGTACTACAATTACCAGCTAAAGCAATGTTATCTGCAATTTTAGCAGCAGTTATTTGATCGTCTGCGATGTGTGCAGTATCAATAGAGCCATCAGTATAATGCTCACTATTTATAGCATCATCTGCTATTTGTCCACCAGTAACAGCGTCTAACGCTAATTTTGCTGTTGTCACTTGATTATCTGCAATATGCTCTGTATCAATACTGCCAGCAGCAAAGTGTTCACTATCAACTGCATCATCTGCAATCTTAGCTCCAGTAATAGCATCGGCTGCAATCTCTGCAGTTACCACACCACCAGTTTTAATTGTAACTACTCCACTAGATACTGCAAAGTTATCGCTTGAAAAAGAAGCTAATCCCTTTGCACTAGTTGAAGCAAATACATTAGAATCAGTTACATCTAAAGCTAAAGAAACAGAATTGTCGTCAGTACCAGATGATACTGTACCACTTAATCCATTACCATAAGTCAAATCTTGTAATGTAGGTAAATGGAATACTTCAACGCTACTGTTGTTATGTCTTCCAACATATAGTTTTTTACCTGCCTGATTTAATGCTAACTCTCCACTAGCCAAACTACCTGGAGCTGATGTGTTAGTATTGCTACTATGTCTTTTAATTTGGACTGTATTAGCCATATTATTCTCCTAAAAATTATGTATAAGTTCCACCCTCAAGGGTTTTATTACTTAGAGATTGGCTAGAACTTACATCAACAATGTCATCGCTATTTGAGCCGCCTACAGTTTTATCATCTAACTGATTAATCTCTGAAGCAGTAGCAGTAACACCATTCAGTTTTGTCAGATCACTTTGAGTCACACCACTATCTTTTACTTTAGTGATATTGTTATCTATTTCTGTTCCTGTGTGTGTTGATGTATAGTTTGCCATATCTATTCAATAGGGAATAAGATGACACTATTCCATATCTAATTCTTTATATAACTCTTTATCTTTCATTCGTTTATGACCTCTACCTATATCATCTGAAAAAATAGTAGGTCTTCCAATAAGTCTAGTGAGCTTTCCATTTTCTGAGCATCCAGAAAAATCTTGGTTGCATTGGGTTAGTTTTTCGTCATTCATGCGTTGCTGTACTTCAAATTGTTTACCACATGAACATTTATAATCGTAGATAGGCATTTATTTCTCCTTATTTGAAATGAATAGGGGGGAAGTTATCCCCCCAATCATTATGCATTGTTAAAATTAACAATAGGCAAAGATGCGCTGTCAGCAGCGTGTGATAACGCAGCTCCAAACAATACATCTGCAACAACAGAAGTAGCTAAATGATCGATGTCATAAGCTGACTGCACTCTAGGTGCTAATTGCTGTGCAAAGTATATTGAGTTTCTATTAAAGATGGTAGCTGTTTCATCGCCAGATCCTCCATCATCATCCCAGTCAGTAGATGCATAAACAGGCATACCATACGCCATCATTACATTTCCACTTACTAATGGATTAGCGCCATCTCCTCTTTTTTGTGCTTCTGTGAAGTCACCAAGAGAGAGTAATGACATATAAGCAGCTGGTGAACAATAAAAGAATGTTTCACCATCTGTGTAGTCATAATTAGCGTCAAGCAGTTTTTGTAAACCGCTTCTGATTAGAGCTGTAGTGAATGTGTTGTCAGTTGAAAGAGCAACATCATTAGCAGAAGCTGATTGCAAAATTGTGACAGCCAGATAATTCTCTACTTTCTTTGCAAGAGCATAGCCCATTGAACGAGCGTAAGCGTCAAACAAATCAGCAGATTCTTGTACTCTGACAATATCTTCAATTCTTTTAGCTTCATAGTGATGTTGATCTACTGCAAGTTGGATTTTTCCATCTGTGTTAGCAGAGTAAGTTACTGCTGTGTCAGCTGATTTAGCTGCTGCAGTTTCTTCGGCTACTTTAGGAATATTTAAAATATCCCCGCCGCCTGATAACATAGATGAGAAGTCCAATACTTGATTTCTTAACTGAAATTGTCTTTCAGCATAGTCAAGAATTGCATCTCTCCACATCTCTGGGATGAAATTTTGTGCTGTAGTTGTAGTTACATTAGCCATTTTATTTCACTCCTTATGAATTTCTATAATTATCTACTATTGTCTTCCAGTTTTGTCTTCTTTCATTTTTATCCATATCTTTGAAAGCGTCTTTTTCTAGTGACATTTTAGTAGATGCTGATTCCTGAGTTGCAACTGGCTTTGCTTTAACATTCATATCTACAAATTTTTGTAGTTTAGCTAAAGGTAAGTCTGATGCAATCTCTTTTTGCTCATCAGATAATCTTTCCATAAGATTCGACCTCATCTCACTTTGAAAGTTATCATATTCATCCGCTTTTACTTTGAATTGATCGCGCTCCTGCGATAAGCGTTCAGATAACTCTTTATACTTTTCTTGTTCTTTTAAAGTATTTTCGTCAATCTCTCTTAACTGAGCTTTAAGAGATTCGTTTTCTTCGCGAAGTTTCGCTTTATCTTGACGATGTTTCTTGGCTTCATATACTAATTCACCAATATTGTTATCTGATTTGGTTTCTTGAGTCGGCTCTGACTCTGGCTGATCGGTGGTCATATCCTGACCGAGTGTTTTGTCTTCTGACATTAATTACTCCTTATAATTTCACTTTTATTGTAAAGGGTTTTTTATCTTTTAGCGCTTTGCTAATATTTCCCTTTGTATTATTAGAAAAATCGTTTACAAGAATCTTAAATACATCTTGCGGAACAGGAACATCTGCTCCTGGATTTACATAAGAAAATCTATTTGTATCTTTTTGTGTAAATCTAGAAGAAAGCCCTCTTCTTAAATTTTGTTCTTTATTTTTTTTAAAATAATTACCTACACGATATGCAATCGAGCTAGATGTTGTTTCTCTATTATCTACCTTAAAAGACTCTAAAAGTTTTCCTGTCAATGTAAAATCTGAATAGCTAGGTGATCCAGGCCTAATTCTTTGTTTTCTTTTTTTATAAGCATCGCTTAATTGTCCTGTTCTTTGGCTTAATACATTTTTTCCACTTCTTAAAATATCTACATGCTTTTTTACTGCCTTTTTTGCTGTTTTTTGATTCTGTTCTTTTGTTGGGAATAGTTTTTGTACTTTTGTTTTAGCCATCTTGTCTATCCTCGTAGTATTGCTGTTGTGTTTTTACTCGTAAAGTCCTATTTTTACTCTTATATCTGTCTTGAACTATTTTAAATTCTTTTTTAGCATCATCTATCAAATCTTTATCAACATTCTCAGCTACTTCCCAATATCCACGACAATTAGGTCCACCTCTATCTGCGAAAGCACCTGGAAAATTAGCTTCTATAGTTTTTCTGTCCATTGCTCCAAAGGAAACCATTTTCATACACACATGTCTTGTTTTATTATCTATAGGATTTATAAATATGTATTTAGTATTTTCTGGTGCAGTATCAGCCATAGATTGTGTAACTAGGTTAGCATAGTCAGCTATCTGTGTTTGAACAAAAGTAGATATGCTAGTTGATCTCAAAAAATAATCTCTTAATACTAAATTTTTAATAGCAGATGCTTCTTGTCCAGCTGAAATTCCTCTTATTACAGAAA